TGGCAACGTACAGCCAAGTGGACAACCAAAAACTCAACAGAGTTCGAACGGTCGTGTTACAACAAACGATTTGCATGAACAGTTTAGCAAACTTCAAAACGATCTAGCAGTAAAAGAGCAAAGATTACGTGAGAAGGAATTAGACAGTGACATTCAAAGAGCGATGGGTGACAGATTTGATTCAGACCTACTTGATTATGCATTGAATAAAGTTAAAAACAATATTCAATGGAACGATGATGGCAGTTATGCTATTGTTAATCAAAAGGGTCAAGAACGCTATGGTAGTGATGGAATGCCACTTACAATCCAAGGATTAGTACAAGAAGTTGCAGTGGGTAACCCTAAACTTCTTAAACAGAGTAACACTAATTCTGGATCTGGTTTGAGACCTGGACAAGGTTCTTTTACTGGCGCACTAGAGGAGTCTATTCCTGACTATAGCCGTGACCCAGCCGCATTCAATGCATGGGCTAACAAAAACGGACTAGGTAAGGGAGTGGGACTTAAAGGTCTAGGTGTAACAGCATCAGTATCAAATTCAACTCGTAAAGTACTCTGATTGCCAACTTATAATTAAAAGGAAAATATTATGGCTTATGTTCTCGGCGGTCCAAATAACGAAGGCGATGGCTTCACAACAGCTATCAGCAACTTCGCATTACGTGCTATGCACGAATCTAACGGTCTAGTTAATTTCACTAACGTTGTTACACCTACACAAGGTCAAACATTCTTAGTACCTAACTTTGCACCGATCACGTATCAAGACTACAATGCTAACGGCACTGGTGGTACATTTGGTACAGGTAACGCAGTTGTACAAAACCCAGCATTGGGACAAGGTACAATTACAGCAACTCCAGCAGTTGCACAAACAGCGTTCGATATCTTCTACGGCTGGACAACATCATTCACATTGGCTGCAACGCTTGGTGCTGAATTGGGTGAGTCTTTTGCTGAAAAAGTAGATCAACGTGTTACAGCGGCATTCTTGGATTTTAAAGCAACTCCAAGCAATACATACTACGCAACAAGTGCAGACGGTTTTGATCGTGTTCTACAATTAGGTGCTATGGAATTAGTACCTGAAGGTGTTACCCCTACAGCTCCAACAGCTGGTTTCACAACCAATCAAGTTCTAGAATTAGTTCGTCTAATTAAGCAAAACTTTAAAGTTGCTCGTATGCCTGGAACACCAGTTATCGTTTTAGATAGCAATGGTAACGATGGCGTTACTGGTTCTTCATTAACTCGTTTGTTAGGTGAATTAACTGGTGGTGCAGTTTCTCAATCAGGTGGATCTAATCTTTCTGCTCTTGGTAATGAATTGCTATCTAGTGGTAAAATTGAAAGTGTTTATGGCTGTATGGTTATGTTCACTACATTCTTGCAAACAGCTAGCCGTACTATCGACGGTACAGCATCTACATCTTGTTTAGTTGGTGCTTACATGGGTGACAGTGCAATTTTCACTGTTATGAAAGAAGGCTTGCAATTGAAGACTGGTGAAGTACCAGGTGGATTGCAAATTTGGTTGACTGGTGTCGGTTACTTCGGTTCTGGCGTTGGTGACTTACGTAGAGGCGGCGCTATTAATATCGTTCAAGCCTAATTGATTAGTCCAGGATTAATATAATATGTCAGTACCATTTCAACGAATCTCAAACGCAACAGTAGAAGATATTGCTTTCTATGATCCGGCAGCGGAACGTAGAGCGGCTGCTCTTAGTGTTGATTGGACTCCATACTTTAAAGTTGGAAGTCAGGAATGGCTATACAAGTTAGAGTTTGGATGGTGGCAGAAATACTGCGACACCGTTCTTGGTGCTTACTATTATGCTAACCTGCCCAATGGTCAGTTGATTTCAAGTTTCAACCCAAGTTTGCTCATTAAAAACGATCAAACATTAATTCGCTTAGACACGTTCGGTGCAATACTAGTATTCTATGAATCACTAGTAACCGATGTGTCTAACATGAATGAAGTTGATATCCAGAATTATGAATTCGCTAAAAAGCGTTGTGATGATGAATGGACAAAGGCGTTGCAGTTGATGAACTTCTATGATTTATACATGGATAATCCTCAAGGACCAACAACAAAACTTGAAGAAAATTGGACAGCAGACGTTGATTATTTCAATGGAGATAGGAGATATTTCTAATGGCTGAAGTCATTTATCCGGTATTGAACGCACCAACAGTTAATAGTACACAAATTATTGATGTGTTGAAGCGTGATATACCTAAAGCATGGAATGTACCAATATATGACGATTTCCCTAGTGATAGTGATGTCGTAAGATATGGTATCTATGTAAGTGACGTACATACAGTAGAAAGAAATCCTTTTCAACTTGGAATACAATATTGCGGTTCAGTATATCACGCAAACGATGAATTTGGTGTAACATATATTTCTTATCAAGACGATCCATACAATGTAGCAGTTAATGCTATTATTGGAAATTTAGTTACTGCTATCAAAGATGATGGCGTGCAACTAATGGATGGTTATTTTGAGAGAAATTTTGACCAAGTTCGTACATATGGACCAACGCAAGCAGAGAAGCATACCTGGACATTCAGAATGCTAAGAATGGAATTTAATACGCCTAACTAAGGAGAAATCAAATGGCAAGAATCACAGTAAACACAACCGGTACTCAACCAATTCTTTTGGTTAGTACAGACACAGCTAACGTTGCTAATGCCGCATTAGCAGTATCTTGCTTGCAAGATATCACAATTACTAATTCAACAGGCATTTACTCTTATACAGACTTCTGTTCAGCAGATATGAATAAGATTACTACACCTGCTGATAACGAAGTCAGTACCAACATGGTGCTTGATGGAACAGTATATTTTGGTGACGCAGGCGCTACAGCAAACACAGCATCATTTTATGGTGTTGCTGGCTTAAGCGAAAACAAAGTAAATATTTCATGGAAATTGTTTTTGAATGGTAACGCAGTTGGTGCGTACTTCTACACCGGTACAGGTTATATTTCTAGTCTAGCACCAACAGTTGCTCCAGAGAATCCAGTATGGATCTCTCCAATGAGTATCGCTGTTGATGGCAGTATAACTAGCGGCGTTGTAGCGGCACCTTAATTAATTAAGGAAGTAGTAGAAGGGGCTTCGTGCCCCTTTTCTTTTATATACGAGGAACAAATGAATCAAGAACAACATAACGTGTGGTTAAAAACTGACACGGAAAAACTACGTAGTCTTATCGCAGACGAGGCAAAGATGATGCCAATGCTTGACAACATACAAGCAACAGTTAAACAACTTAAAGCAAAACAAGCATTTAGATTAGCATTGCTTAATCAGTTGCTTGAAGATGCAAATGACAAAGAATAAATACAATATAATAATTTAAAGGATATTAACAAATGAAAATTACAGAATTAGCAAGTGTACCAAAACTGATTGAGATCACCTTAGACGATGACGCATTGTTTGAGAAGTATGGTGACACTATCACATTTCACACATACGACATTGTAGGCTTGAGTACATACTTTGAGTTCTTTAATGCTCGTTCAGATCAGCAATATGAACAGCTTGACAAAATGATTAAGAAACTTATTCTTAACGAACATGGTAAGCCAGCACTAAAGCCCGACGAAGATTTGCCCATTGACATTGCCGCAGCCGCAATTAACAAGATTGGTGAAATCTTGGGAAAGTCACAAAGCAAGACGTTGACCCAGACAGATGGAGCACAGCCAGAATGATTATGATTGGTCGTATGGCTAAAGAGTATGGTATGTTGCCAAGTCAAGTTGAGCAACAAGCCACTACATACGACATTATGATATCAGACGTACTTGCTACATACGAAAATTACCAACAACAAAAGGCTTCTGGCAAAGTTGATCCTAGTGTTTATGAGTTCAATCAAGATGAGTTACAGAAAATGATGGAGAAAGCAAATGGCAACAAACATAGTTGATAGATTAAACAAAGTGTTAAACACACTGAATAGTAATAATATTGCCAAAGAAGCATATACTAAGTTTGTAGACGTAACACCTATCAAGTCTGGCAATGCTAAACGTAGTACCAAATTGCAGGGCAATACTATTAATGCAAACTATCCTTATGCCTAAAGAATAGTCTTGGTGGATTAGGTTCAGTTGTAGCGGGCATTGGCTTTGCCGCATTTACTAATAGTGTATTGCAAATGGCTGATGCTGTCGCAGATTTGTCAGCCGCAACAGGATTAGCAATTGGTGAGATTGCCGCATTTGGTGGCGCATTAGGTCAAGCAGGTGGTAAGGCAGCAGACGCTAGTAAAATGATTGGTAAATTCTTTCAAACACTAGACGATGCCGCTCAAGGAAGTGACAAAGCACAAGAAGCATTAAAGCGTGTTGGATTTAACTTAAGTGATTTGACCACACTAAGCGAAGGTGAATTGCTTACTAAGGCATTAAGTCAACTTGCTGAAATGGAAGCAGGCGCACAACGTACAGCACTTGGTGTAGAAATATTTGGCAAATCATTTAAGAGCATTGATCCTAAAGTATTGTCAGATGCATTTTCTTCAGGCGATTTCAGTAAAGCAGAAGAAGCACTTAAGAAGATGGGTGACTTAGCAGACAGTTTAGCTGCCAACATGTACACACTACAAATTGCTGGTGCACAAGTCTTTAGTGAAATGGCATCTGCATTAGAGCCATTTATTGGTAAAGTCGAAGATGGCAGATTAAGTTTAGAACAAGCAGAAAAGATAATTAAGACAATTGGCGTAGGTATGGCAATCGCATTTGGTGCTAAGACTGTATCAGCCATTATAATGATTGTTAGTGCTATTAAAACATTGACTACTGCATTAAAAGGCACTGTCATTGTTCAAACTGCATTGACTGCATTGAGTGGACCACGTGGATGGGCTATCATCGCTGGTGGTGCAATTGCTGCCACTGCCGCTATTATTGCATTGAACAAAGCATTAGGTACTACTAATGATGAGATGGAAAAGGCTACTGGTGCCCCAGCAACAGATAACCAAAAGAAAAAGGGTCCTGCATTTGCATCAGTTAAGATGAGTGCTAAGGATCAGGCTGCAAATCAAGCGGCAGTGGCTGCAATGGGCGTAACCGCGGCAATGAAATTACAGAATGAAGAAGCCAATAAATTGCGTCAGATTACAATCGATACAATTGGAATGGAATCTAACTACGCCGGCTTAATTAAAAATAACGCACAGGCTAGAGCAACATCCGCTAATGAAATTCTTGATCTTGAAAACAAAATTAAATTAGAAAAACAAAAGGGTGGCGAAAGCAATCCTAGAGTTATTGCAGAATTACAAAAACAAATTGACCTTAAAAAACAACAGTTAACAGTAACACTAGGGTTAAACAAAGCAGAATTTGACAGAATGCAAGAACTTGTAAAATTCACTACAAGTGTAAACACAGACGCAATGTTAGCAAGTAGGCAACTAGAATTAGATTTGATGAAACAGCAAATGGATCTTGGAACTGCAATTACGTTACAAGACCAAACTCAACTAAAGTTACTTGCATTAAACAATGAAGAAGCCAGAAAACGCATCGAACTAGAAAAAGAATTGACATTAGCACGTGCAAGTGGTAATCAAGTTGCAATTGATGATGTAAACAAGCGTATGACTGCTGACGCAAATTATTATAATCAACGTAGAAAATTGATTACAGACGATGCAAATAAACAAATTGCCGAAAGAGAAAACGTAAGCAAGGGTGTTGCTATGGCAATGGAACAGATTGCACGTTCTACTGATCCTATCAAGTTAGCACAAGAAGCTACGTTAGGATTGTTCAGTAAAATGAATGAAGCAATACACCAATTAGTTACTACGGGTAAAGTTAGTTTTGCTGATTTGGCTAGAAGTTTTGGTCAGATGATTGTAGAGATGATGTTAAAACAACAGGCAGCAAAAGCGGCATCCGCGGCTAGTGGTTGGTTAACTGACTTGTTTGGTGGACTATTCAAAGCAGAAGGTGGACCAGTTAAGGGCAATCAACCATACGTTGTTGGTGAGAAAGGTCCTGAGTTGTTTGTGCCACCAGGTGCGGGCAAGATCATACCTAATAACCAATTGAGTAGCAAGGGTGTTGCTAGTGGTGCAGTCAGTGCTCCAATTTCAAACACATACATAACCAATAACATTAGTGCAATTGATGCAAAGAGTGTTGCACAACTATTCGCTGAGAATCGCAGAACATTATTTGGTTCAGTGCAATTAGCACAAAAAGAATTAAGTTATAGCAGATAAGGAATTATATGGCAGGTTTACAAACAATATTAAACTACTGTAATGGTCTCGACATTGACCGTCGCAAAGTAGTTGGTATACAATTTACACGAAACGAGATACCAAGAGTTAGTCAAACTCCAACAAAGAATCCATGGAAGTTTACACTTGACATGACTAATCGATTTAGATACAGTCAAGCACGTGATTTGATGGAAGCACTAGACAAGTTAGATCGTATTACGCCAGAAGTAATTACATTCAGTAACTTAGCGTCATTAAATTGGATATTTAGTTATCAGGGCGTAATGAGTGCAGGACAATTGAATACAATCACTGTTACTAGTTTTGTAGGAGATCAACTTACATTGAATGTAAGTGGCATCACAGCGGCATCTAGTGCAGTTATTTTTGAACCAAATGATTTAATACAGATTGGATCTCCAGGTGTTTACCCCTATCCATTCACTAGCACTACACAAGTATTGCGTGGATCTGGATCGACAGTAGTAGTTACTACAAACAGACCAAACATACTAACAGGTTCATTAACTGGATTAGGTGTTATTGTTGGTAACAACTGTCAGTTTAAGATGTTCTGCCCTAACATGCCTACATACAAACTAATACCCGGTGGCTATGTTGGCAATGGCACAACTACAAGTAACAATGCGTTATTAGAGTTTAGTGATAGTTTTACATTGTATGAATTTGTGGGGACAGCATAATGGATAACATCCCAGCAGTAGCCAATAATAAAGCATTAGTAAACAATGCAGAGTTTGTTAGACTAACAGTTTACAATGAGTATGGTAACATAGGAAATGCTAACGTATATACATTCAGTAGTAGTTACAAAGAAGAAACTATTGATGGGCAAGTATATTCACCATTGGGTGGCTTACTCGGGGTTGGTATACAACAACGTGATATTCGTGTTACCAGTGCTGATACCAGTGTAAGTTTAAGTGGTATCGATGGCAATAACATGTATGTCGTGTTAGCCAGTCTTATACGTGGTAGCAAGTTAGAAATCACTAGAGGGTTTTACAATAACAACTATGTTTTAACAAGCAATGCTAAAAGATTTACAGGCATTGTTACCAATTACAATATTAGCGAAGAACGATCTGACCAAAACGATAACTTTACAATCACATTAAACGCAAGTAGTTTTAAAACTGTGTTAGAGAATCGTATTGCAGGGCGTAAAACAAACAGCGAAAGTTGGAAAGAAAGTAATCCAACTGATACAAGTATGGATCGTGTACCAAGTCTAGCAGATAGATCGTTTGACTTTGGTAAGCCACCGGTACAAGGTGCAACTACACAAAGTCAAGCACAAACAGATGCAAATCAGATTGCACAAGACACCAACACAAACAATAATGGTGGATTTTAACAAATGAAAATAAGATTAGCAAATAAATTCGATATTCCAAAACTAGCAGACATGTTAGCCAACAGGTATGTTGTTAGCAATTAAAACACCTTATATGTGGGATCAAGACAAATTAATTATGAATGAAATTGCATATTGGGTAGAACCAGAATATCGTGGATCGACAGCAGGATACAGACTACTTAGCAAGTACGTTGAATACTGTGATGAATTGATTGATAACAAGACCATTGCAAATTACACAATGAGTCAAATGGCAGGACAAACTCTAGATTATAGTAAATTTGGATTGAAGCCTGTAGAAACAACTTGGAGTATATAAGATGCCAGTTTTTACAGCAATCGCCGCTGGCGTAACAGCATTAGCAACAGCAGTAGGATTCGGTGCCGCGACTGCTGCCGCAATAGGTGCATTTGCAGTTCGCACATTAGTAACTGTTGCTATTAGTTCATTAGTAGCTAACAGAGCCAATAAGAAGGCAGCGGGCGCACAAGATATTGGCGCACGTGTTCAATTAGGTCCTGCAACAAACAATAAACTACCAGCAAGTTATGGTAGTGCATTCTTAGCACCAACAGTTACAGATGCTAAGATTACCACAGACCAAAAGACAATGTATTATGTGTTCAGTTTAAGTGAAGCAACTAGTGGTACAATGAGTTTTGGTAAGATATTTTGGAATGGTAAAGAAGTCACATTGGGTGCAGGTGACTATAGTGGCATTAATAAAGTTGTAAGTTTAACTACAAACTCAACAACTCCACAAGTAGATGACACTATTAATGGATATGCATGGATATATAAATTTAGCAATGGTAGTAGTAGTGGTACAAACACAGGTGGCACAAGTGCTATAACCATATTGTCAGACGCTGGCATTCCAGTAAGTGATCGTTGGACTGCAACAGACTTAATGACTGATACTACGTTTATTATTATTAAAGTAATTTACAACAAAGACGTACAAGATAGTCAGCAGATGCCAAGACTAAGTGTTCAAGTTACAAACACATTAACTAGACCCGGTGATGTATTGCTTGATTACATGACTGATACAGTATACGGTTGCGCTATTGATGTTACTAACATTGATACAACAAGTTTAACAGCACTAAACACATACAGTGATGAAACAATTACATACATCCCAGTTGGCGGTGGCACTACAACACAACCAAGATATCGCATCGATGGTCCAGTCAATACGGGTGACAATTGCTTAAGTAATTTACAGCAACTAGTCGATGCTTGCGACAGTTGGTTGCAGTATAGCGAACTAACTGGCAAATGGACTGTTGTTATCAATAAGCCATATACTGGCGTATTAGGTGATTTATACAGTGTAGATAGTTCAGTATTGATTGGTGGCATTGAGATCAATCCTATTGACTTGAATCAAACATACAACAGTATGGAAGTTCAATATCCAAATGCAAACATCAATGACCAAACAGATTATAAAGTAGTTGATTTAACAACTCCGGGCACAGCATGGTATGATCCAAGTTTGCTATCGCCAAACGAACCAGATAACAGATTAGTTATTCAGTACCCACAGATCAACAATTACATTCGTGCAGTATATTTGGGTGTGCGTAGATTACTACAAAGCCGTGAAGATTTGACTATTAGTTGTAACTTAGACTATAGTGGTATACAAATTGTAGCAGGCGATGTTGTACGTGTTACACTTGCAGAATATGGTTGGACAGACAAACTATTCCGTGTATCACAAGTACAAGAAACAAAAACAAGTGATGGCTTTTTAGGTGCAAGAATTCTTGCATTTGAATATAATAGTACTGTTTATGCAGACAATGCATTATTAGATTTTGTTCCAGAAGCGAACACAGGATTGACTGATCCAAACATCTTTGACAGACCAGGCACTCCAACTATAACAACAAATACACTTGCAAACAGTGGTGCAGTTACATCGTTTACTGTTGCTTCTACTGTTCCTGCAACTGGTACAACACTGTACATGGATTTTAATTATGGTAATACAACTAATGTTGCCACACATAAATCTTATACTAGCACACAATTAGCAGATGGTACGCCATATACAAATGGCGCAAGTGTAAGTATTGACATTAATGATTTACCATTGGGTAACTATTATTTCAGCACTACTGCAAGAAATGAGCTTGCTGGTCGTGCAAGTTTCAGCAGTATTATATACAATTGGGGTGCTAACTTACAAGCAAACAGTGTGACGTATACCAATATGTCAAACACAGCGGCAGTTAGATCATTAATAGGTAGTTCTGGATATGAGGTATCAGGATCAGGAACCGTAACTATTCCAGTTGAAATATCTACAAGAAGTACTCCAAATGAACCATATTATCTTGACGGTACAACTGTAGGTTCTACATTTTATTACCCGTACTTTCAGGGTACTAGTTCTACAGCGAATGGTTACTTTGCAAACAGTACTGGTTCTTTTACGCCAGCAAATGCAGCCGAAGCTGACGTTACAAATGGACAAAACAACTGGTGGGTGCATCAGTTTGGTGGCATACCATCTCCAGTGCTTACAACAGAATATTTGATATTAAGCATACAATCATCTTTTGTTTCTAACGTTAACACTACTATACAAATTACTCCAATGATATCAACTGCTACTAGTAATGGATACGTATATGACGATCAATTTACTACAACATTAGAATTAACTGCAAATAAACCTGTTAAGTATACTACTGAAGAATTGTACACAGGATCAAGTGCCATCGATGGTGGAGGATTTTTAATTAGAAATATGGTAACTGGATCTAGATTATATTCAGTATTTTCTTCGCTATCACTATTCAGAGAAAAACAATAAATACAACTAAGGAATAAACAAAATGAGTTTACTATTAAACGGATCAAAGACGATCACAATCGCTGGCACAGAGATGCAATGTATAGAGATATACACAGGAGAATCATACACGTTCCCATTCAGTTTTACTGATAGTGTCGGTGATCCAGTTAACTGTACTGGATGGACATTAGCTACGACTGCCAAATTCTATGTTGCTGATACTCTAACATATAACATCAATGGTACAGATATTACTATTGGTAATCTTACATTAGATGTTCCTCAACCAACAGCTGGTGGCTCTCCCGGAACGTACAGTCCTAATTTAGTATCAACGTTTACGTCTGCGGCAACTGGAGTTGGTTATCTTTACGTACCCGCTGACTTAACAGGTGGCACTGGAGCTCCTAACCCAACCCCAGTAATAGGATTAGCAAACACTAGTCAAAACACAAATATTGTAGTGGTAACAATGACTGTGACTAGAGTTGATCCAGTAAGTGGATTGCAAAACATAAGTAAAGAACCAATCGGAATTATCGTAAGATATCAATAATATGAGTGATGTAAACTTAAACTTTGTTGTCAATAATAACGATATCAGTTTTACTGTACAAC